ATAAAGAAGACAGCGTGTATGCTGCCTTCTCTTCTGTCTCATCTTGACAGGCAAACCCTATTCGATAACTGAGTATGTCAGCATCAACTAGGGCTATGGTCATTACAACATTTCTTCCTCTTCCTGCTGTTCAGGCACATATTCAATGAGCTGCTTGACAACTACGTGGAAGTCGTTGGGCTTTGCATGTGCCGTTGGTGACACACCGCTGCGCTTATTTACTTTCCACTCTCGTGAACTCAGCGCCTTGATAACAGCCACACTGCCGTTACCAATGGTTGCAGGGTCGATTTCATTACCATCCATGTCTGCCGCACGGAACACATAATTGCTCTTGCAGACAATGAACTTACCACGATTGTACTGGTCACCCTCTTTCTCTTTGGGAGTGATGTTCAGCTCGTTTTCCAGTCGCTGGACAGTAACGTCATCAAGGTTTCCCAGTTGCAACTCATACTTGCCGTCATCAGAGAACGCAGTGTTCTTCTTCGTCATCTGATGAGCAAAGAATAGTTGCCCTTGGATTTTGATGTATTTCGCTTTTTCCATGTTGTTTCCTTTTCTAAGGAGTTAAAGAACCATTATTATACACTAAGTTTTCAATTAGTGCAAGGGGGCTGAGTCAGCAATGTCATACAATTTTGTATAGGCATTGATGAGCATGTCTAGTACTAAAGTACCATCTGAGTGAGGAGAGTGCCACAGAATTAACCTATTATCCTTACACCCTATCACCACCAAGTCGTCGCAATCTAAAAACTTCTCTGCCAAGTCGTCAATGTCCATTAGTGGGTGTCCTTCCAAGTCTTACCAATTTTGTATTCGCCGTCCAATGGACAACGTAGCTTCAACAACACACCAGCAGTTCTGATAGCCACCACTGCTTGTTGACCAACAATGTTCGCATAGGGTGCTGGTGTCTCAATCTGCCATTCATCATGCACGTTGGCGCAAATACCAAAGGGAATCTTTAACCTGTTCAGGTCACGCCACAAAACGCACAGTGCCTTCTTCATCACTAACGCACCAGCACTTTGGAGTAGAGTGTTAAGGGCAGCATGTTGACTTCGCACCCAAACTTTTCTACCATCCAGCCCCTGTATCCAACCTTTACTTGCCTTCTCTTTAACGTCACTCTGTAGACGAGCGAGGGCGGGTGTTTGGGATAGAAAACGCGCCTTAATTGCTTGTCCCTTACGAGCACTACCACCGATAATCGACCCAATTTTTGCGTCCCCCGCGCCATACAAGAAAGCATAGATGAATGTTTTCGCTTTAGGTCTGTCAGGGAGTCCTGCCGCTTCTTGGTTCTTCGTGTGTATGTCCCCATTGAGTATTTCATTGGTGTATTCCTCATCATTCATGTAGTGTGCCAACATACGCAACTCAAGCCCTGATGCGTCTGCACCAACCAGCACCCAGTCTTCCTTTGCACTGAAGCACTCCCTGCACTCTGCGCCGTACTGACTGCTAACACTGGGCACTTGCGCCATGTTAGGCTTGAAGTGTGTCATACGTCCTGTAACGGCTCCGTTGGTGTTAACGCGTCCGTGTATCTTTCCATCCTCTTGCACTTCTTCAAACCACCCTTTGAGCAGTCCAATGCGCTTTTGGATGAGCAGGTATTCGTTGAGCAGCTTTGCTTCGGGCTTGTCAATCCCTTCAAGGACTTTCTCGTTAACCACGACATTACCATTATCTGTGCTTTCATTAAACTCCACACCAATTGTAGCAAGGCGTTCAGCAATCTGTTTACGAGAAGCAAGATTGAAAACCTCCACCTTATCTTTGAGACGCTTACCTGTTTTCTCACTATAACGCTCCGTAACAATCGGAGGGAAAACCTCTTGAAGTTCTCCTTCAATATCAGCCACTCTGCCTGATAGTTCAGCCAATAGCGCCTGAGCCTTCTCTGTATCAAACGTAAATCCATTGTCCACCTGTTTCTGTACGATTGCTGCCACCCTGTGTTCCAACTCCACAGATTGGTCACTGAATGATAAATCTTTCAAGTCATCATTTAGGTGTTTGTGCAGCTTGACCAGCACTTCCACGTCACGCTTGCAGTAGCGTTGCATTGCTTCTGTGTGTGGGTCGTTGAAGTGGGCTAGGTTGTCCTTGGGAACATCCCTGCAACCTTGTAGCCGCCAGTAGAGACGCGAATAATCAATCTTCTTCTTGCCCAGCCTTTTTCCCCATGCGTCTAGACTGTGACCGCCTTCTATTGATGGATTGAGCAGCCTTGAGAGAATCAACGTATCTATCGCTTTCGTCAATCCAATCTTCGTCTTCCACAAGCGATTTAGGATTGGCGCGTCGAAACCAATCAAGTTGTGCGCCACTATCTTGTCGGCGCGGTCGAGTAGCGGGCTTAGAGTGCTTGGCTCCGTATGACATTTATACTCCTCACTTTCTGTGTCATAGGTGTAAACACACCACACTTTTGTAGGTGGTACATTCGTCTCACAATCTAGATAAACTATCATTTGTTAAAAAACCTATCTAAAAAATCTTCTATGCCATTACTACGATAATACTTCTCAGGCTTACGTTTACCTTTCTTAAACACACCCCACCGACCTGTTGTAAAGTAGTATTGATATTGTGTTTTAGTATCTTCTCTATAAATGACAAAATGATACTCGTCGCTTTTATATTCAAATTGTATTTTTCTGTCACTCAACACTTCTGAAACATACTTATCAGGCTCATGGGTGTCTTTTCTCAGAATTGCTTTACCATCATACCCTGTTCTATCATAGGTGTATTCGCTTGTCACACACCACTCCCAAGTATTGACCCTTTGTCCACAGCGTAGGGCACACCACTAACACGCACCTCTGTGTCCAGCTCTTTGACCAGTCGGTTTAGGTAGAATTGTGCCTTCCTGACATCCTCTACCCCGTTCTTATGCTTGTAACGCCACAAGTATTTCAGGATGTTGCCTGTTAGGTAGGCAGGGAAGCCGTCACCCAGTGCAGCCTTGATTGCCTCAATGGTTTCAATGCCGCCTTGGTTGTAGTGCGGTGGGTGGTTCACCATGTCCTCATGTGTTGTGCCGTTAAACATATCCTGATACTCCTCAATCTCCATTGCCAATGATTTCATAGATGCCATTAGAAGTCCTCATTGATTGGTGCTTCACTCAGTATACCAGTGTTGCGGTCGTACAGCAACCCAAAGCGTTCAGCCGTTGCCCTACCAGTGAACCTGTCCTTTAACACCCTGAACGTGGTTGTCTGCCGCATAACAGGGTCTTTGTGCTGCTTGTCCCTCTCCAGCCCGAACATATAGTGGCTCCACCTAGCAATGGCGCGACTACCAGTGAAGTGTTTCTCCATGACACGTCCACCTTCTTCATGTGGCTTACCATCAGGTGTGGTCAGGTGCGACACAAAGTGGATGATGAGGTTGTCACTCTGTGCCAGCCCTGCCATGTCAGCCATGATGGCGTCTAATGCCCTCCTCTCGTCCTGCTCGTTAGCCGATAGGGCAGTGAGGTGGTCGAGGTAGATGTGCTCTATGTCATACGCCTTAGAAAAGTATTTGACAATGCGTTTGATGCTGCTCCAGTCCTTTGCACCAAAGTGTTCCATCATGTACAGTTGCCCTCGCTTCTCCAGCCTGTTCACACTCTCCTCATACTCCTCTCGCGTCCACACGGCATCAGGCACATGGTAGAGGCGCTTGTCAAGTTTCCCTGCGACACGTTGCGCTGTTTCAACAACATTCTGCTCAAGGTAGATGACCCCCACCTTCTTACCCAACTGGTCAATGTCGTAGGCGATTTGCTGCGTGAACACGTCCGTCTTGCCAATACCAACCCCTGCTCCAAACGCGTACAGTTCCCCTTTGCGTCTGCCATAGGTTAGGGTGGTGAGGGTTGGGAAACACCACGGCACACCAGGTTCAGGGGGTGTCAGTAGGCGTTCCCTGATGTCGGTGACAGTTACGATGCCTTCGGGGCGATAATCCTCTGCTTGCCACCATAGCTTGCTAAAACTCCTCTCCTGCTTGGCTGCTAGGTAGTCGCAAGCGTCCTTGTAGTCGGGGTCGTGCTTAAACACCTTCACCTTACCTGTGAACAGTTCAGCCACTTCCTGCGCTGCTTGCACTCCCTGCTTATCAGCGTCAAAACACACCACAATGGTTTCAA